TACTCAACGATGCAACAAAAGCATTTTTACAAATACAAAATACATTTACATTAAACATGGATACACTTGCAACAGCATTTGGTGGAGCAGCAAATGTTGTCAACGATATTATTCAATATTTCAATGATAATGCTGACAAAATGTTTCTTAGAGATGATATCACAGAAGAACACATTGAAGCAATGAAATATGTGTTGAAAACTCAGGAAGCGTTAAAGAATCCTATTCCAGATCCAAAATACAATCAGCCTGAACACATTGAAAAAATGAAAAAAGCAAATGAACTTCTCGATAGTCTTGAAAATTTTGACAAAACTAAAATCACAACAGAACTTATAGAAAGTTATAGTAATAGAAATTATTTTGGAGGTCCTGTAACTGCTAATAATCCATATCTAGTTGGTGATGGTGTAAATATGGATCAAGCTGAATTGTTTGTGCCAGAAGTTGATGGTAAAATTTTATCAAACAGAGAATTAACTGATCTTATGACAGAATCGTTGACAGACGGCTCAGATAGTAGTATAATGGAGGTTAATATCCAAGAAGAATACAAACAAGCCATAGAAACTAAGAAGCAAACACTTGCTGTCTTAGACAAAATGCGCAGATATGCCAAAAATAAAATGATGGATGATAGGCTAAAGGCAGCAATAGATGCCAGCGGTGCATAAATACACATAGATAATAAGGCGCCTACACATGAGTTGGAAAAAACACTTTACAAGATATAATACAGCTGACGGAACAGACGGTCGTAGCTCTGCAAAAGCCAGTAGATGGCAAAGCTGGCTCCCTGAAGTATATTCTGGTCAGCCTAATCGTATTGAACGTTATAGTCAATACGATCAAATGGATCAAGATAGCGAAATAAATGCCGCTCTTGACACTATTGCTGAATTTAGCACACAACACGATCCTATCACTGATTTACCTTTTACAATTAACTATAAAAGCGAACCCACTGATAGTGAAATTAGTGCATTAGAAACCGCACTCAAACAGTGGGTATCAATTAATGAATTTGAACGCAGAGTTTTTAGTATGTTTCGTGCATGTGTAAAATATGGTGATCAGTTTTTTATCCGTGACCCAGAGACATACAAACTAATTTGGGTAAACTCAAATGATGTAAGCAAAGCTATTGTAAACGAATCAACAGGTAGAACAATTGATCAATATATGATCAAAAATATTGCACTTAACCTGCAAGACCTTGTTGCAGTTGAAACAAAAAACCACACAGATGCAACCAGTGTTAATCCTCAAACAGGATATAGCACAAGTAAATCAAACAGTGGTGTTTATGACAGTGGCAACAAAGGTGCAAACACAGAATATGCTGTTGATTCAAGTAATGTTGTGCATGTAAGTTTAAGCGATGGACTAAATGCTAACTGGCCTTTTGGTAATAGTATTCTTGAGCCAGTATTTAAAGTTTACAAACAAAAAGAATTATTAGAAGATAGTATTATTATTTACAGAGTGCAACGTGCGCCAGAAAGACGTGTGTTTTACATTGATGTAGGTAATATGCCAGCACACAAAGCTATGAGCTTTGTAGAGAGAACAAAAAATGAAGTTCACCAAACACGTATTCCTAATATGAGTGGTGGTGGAACCAAAGTTATGGACAGTGCATACAATCCACTGTCAATTATGGAAGATTATTTCTTCGCACAAACTGCTGAAGGTAGAGGCTCAAAGGTTGAGGTATTACCGGGCGGTGAAAATTTAGGCGAAATTGATGATTTAAAATATTTCAACAACAAACTAATGCGTGGTTTGCGTGTTCCAACTTCTTATCTGCCAACAGGTAGTGAAGATGGGATTGCAGCATTCAATGACGGTAGGGTTGGAACAGCAATGATTCAAGAATTTCGTTTTGCAAAATATTGTGAACGCTTGCAGATGACAATACAAAAAACACTAGACAAAGAATTTAAATTATTCTGCAAATACAGAGGCATTGATGTAAGTGCTAGCTTGTTTGATTTGAATTTCTCTGAGCCACAGAGCTTTAGCAAGTATAGAGAAATTGAAATTGACCAACAACGTGCTAACTTGTTTGGTAGCTTGGAAGGTGCAGGTTATCTAAGTAAGAGATTTATTCTTTCACGTTATCTTGGACTTACTGAAGAGGAAGTTCTTGAAAACGAACGTCTTTGGGGCGAAGAGAATGATCCCGATAACAAACCATCAGGTGATGCTATTCGCGATTTAAGTAGTGTAGGCGTAAGAGCAGGTGATATGGATAGTTTTCAGCCAACAGACGTTGATGCAGAAAACGATCTAGGAGATGATGAAGATATTGGTGATGAAGGTCCAGACACTAGTGATAGTCCTTTACCCGATGATACGGGAGGTTCAGATGAGATTTAACGAATTAGCACAAGATGCAAAAGAAGACGAATATAACAAGTGGGATATGGACGATACACGTAGACCAAAGATTACATTACGTCACTTAAACAAAATGCGTAATCGTAGAGAGCTTGCACGTAGCGAACATGCTACAAAAGTAGAAAAAGTGCAACTACAATACGGTTCTAGCGGTGATTCACCAGAATAAAACCGCAAAAAATAACCTATTTTAGCTTTGTTTTTATGTATATGATTAAATAATAACAGAGAACTATAGCAACCGCAGTTCAAAACTGCGGTTTTTTATGTATAATACATTGGTATATGGCAAGACGTCTTAAATACATGTGTTATAACCTATGAAGGAGAATGCCATGAGTGCTCGCGAACGTTATATTAAAGTAATTGAGAGCCTTGTAGAGGGTGAAGATGCAAAAGCGTCAGAGCTACTACATGAAGCTTTCGTAGAAAAAGCACGTGAAATTTGGAATGATCTAGTTGAAGCTGACGAGATCGTAGAAGATGAAGTAGCGGAAGAAGAACTAGAAGAAGGATTCGGCGGAGAAGAAGCTGATGACTTTATCGACGACATCGAAGAAGATGAAGATGAAATTGAAGCTGAGGAAGCATTTGGAGAAGATGCTGACGAAGAAGACATGGATGACATGGATGCAGAAATGGAACTTTCAGACGATGAAGGCGATATGGACTTCGACGGCGACGGTGAATCAGATGATCACGAAGAAGAACACGAAGAAATTGAAGACAAGCTAATGAGCGTAGAAGACGCATTAGCTGATCTTAAAGCAGAATTTGCCAAAATGATGGGTGATGATGCAGAAGAAGCACCAGAGATGGAAGAAGAGCTTGCTTTTGAAGCAGACGAATCAGAAGAAGAACTTGAGGAGTCAACAGACGAAGAAGCAGACGAAGAAATCGAAGAAGCTACTGATGAATCAGACGAAGAAAACCTAGAAGAAGGCGCAGAACTTAAAAAAGTTGGTAAAGACGGCATGCACCCAGCAGATATGCCAGCAGGTGACGATGGTAAAGCATCGCCAGTAGCAGGCAAAAATGATATGGGCGGCAAAGCAGTTGATATGTCATCAAAAGGTTCAGAAGGCGACAAGTCAGGTTTAGTAGATGCACCAAAAGACATGGGCGTAACACACCCAGGTGACGGAGCAGCTATGAAGCCAGAACCAAAAGGTCATGGCGCTGAGAAAAAAGGCAAGGCTGAATAATTATGCGTAACACACCACTAACAGAACATCTTACATTTGACCAAGCTAGAGTCGTTACTGAGGCATCTCAGGACGGTAAAAGCCTGTATATGGAAGGTATTTTTGTGCAAGGTGAAAAGCGCAATCAGAATCAGAGAGTATACCCTGTAAATGAAATTTCAAAGGCTGTTAAAAATATTCAACAGCGTATCGAAGAGGGTATCTCTGTATTAGGTGAAGCAGATCATCCAGATGATTTGCAAGTAAATTTAGACCGTGTAAGTCACATGATTGAAAAGATGTGGATGAACGGTCAAGACGGTTATGGTCGTTTAAAACTGTTACCAACACCAATGGGAAATATTTGTAAAACCCTTATAGAAAACGGTGTAAAACTTGGTGTTTCATCAAGAGGTAGCGGCAACGTTAATGAAAGCGGTAAAGTTAGTGATTTTGAAATTCAAACAGTTGATATTGTTGCTAACCCTAGCGCACCAGATGCATACCCTGATCCACTATATGAGCAAATCATGAACGGACACCGCGGTAATATTCTATTAGACGTTGCTAGTGCAGTAAATCAAGACGATTTAGCTGAACAGTATCTCCAGAAGGAGGTACTAAAGTTCATTGAAACTTTAGATATTAGGAGAAAGTAATGGCTAACAATGCAATCGAACAACTCCTAAGTTCAGAAGTGCTATCTGAGGAAGTGCGTTCAACACTTTCAGAGGCATGGGAAGCAAAACTTGTAGAAGCACGTGAAGAAATCACTGCTGAACTACGTGAAGAATTCGCAAACCGCTACGAAACTGACAAAGAGCAGATGGTAGAGGCTATGGACGCAATGCTTAATGATACAATTAAGTCAGAGCTAGAAGAATTTCACGCAGATAAATCAGCGGCAGTTGCAGCACAGGTTGAATACAAGAAAAAAGTCGCAGAACATGCAGAACTTCTAGATAGTTTTGTAATGGAAACCCTAAAGGGCGAAATTGCAGAGCTGCGCGAAGACAGAAAGCTACAAGAAGGTAACTTCGAGAAGCTGGAAGATTTCGTAATGGAACAACTTACTTCAGAACTTAACGAATTCCATCAGGACAAGAAAGACCTAATTGAACAGAAGGTAAAACTTGTGTCTGAAGGGAAAAAGATGATTGCTGAAGCAAAATCTGAATTCATTTCTAAGGCTTCTGAGAAGCTAGCAGGTATTGTTGAAACAACACTTACAACAGAACTTGGTACGCTTAAAGAAGACATTAAATCAGCAAAAGAGAACATGTTTGGAAGAAAAATCTTTGAAACATTTGCTGCAGAATTTATGGGTTCACACCTTGCAGAAGGCACACATATTTCTAAGCTATCAGCAGAAATTGCTGACGTGAAAACTCAATTAGACGAAGCACGTCAGGAAATTGCTACAAGAGAGGCAAAAATTGATGAAGCAAACAAAAAAGTTGCAAGAATCAACGAAAGCCGCGAGCGTGAGTCAGTTATGGCTGAACTTATGTCTCCTCTAGCTAAAGATAAGCGTGAATTAATGACAAACTTACTAGAGTCTGTGCAGACTCAAAAGTTAAAAGCTGCATACAATAAGTATCTTCCAACAGTGCTTAATGAATCAGCACCAAAGTCAGAAAAGACGCAAACAATTACAGAATCTCAGAAGACTGAGATCACAGGTAACAAGGCTCACACACAGTCATCTGAAAGTGAAGCCGAGATTATTAACCTTAAAAAGTTAGCAGGTATCAAATAAGGAGTATACCAAAATGACACAGAATCTATTTGAAAATTGGGACGTAACAAGAGAAGCCCTAACAGATGGTCTAGCTGGCAACAAGAAGGTGGTAATGGAATCAGTTCTAGAAAATACAAAGAGCTACCTTTCAGAATCAGCAGCAGCAGGCTCAACTATGGCAGGCAACATTGCATCACTTAACAAAGTGATCCTACCAGTAATTCGTCGTGTAATGCCAACAGTTATTGCAAACGAATTAGTTGGTGTTCAGCCAATGACAGGTCCAGTGGGCCAAATTCACACTCTACGTGTGCGCTACGGTCAAACAGCAGCTGGCGTATCAGCTGGTGACGAAGCACTATCACCATTTGCAATCGCAAAAGGTTATTCAGGCGATGCATCAAACGGCACAGCAGACGCAACTGCAAACCTAGAAGCAGACGCAGGACGTAAACTAAGCATCCAAGTTCTAAAGCAGACAGTGGAAGCTAAAACACGTAAACTATCAGCACGTTGGACATTTGAAGCAGCGCAAGACGCTAACTCAATGCACGGTCTAGACGTTGAAGCAGAAATCATGCAAGCACTTGCACAAGAAATTACTGCTGAAATCGACCAAGAAGTTCTAACATCACTACGCACATTAGCGGGTGCAGCAACAGACACATACGATCAAGCGAACGTATCAGGTCAAGCTACATTTGTTGGTGATCAGCATGCGGCACTAGCAGTGCTAATCAACAGAGCAGCAAACCTAATCGCGGCAAGAACACGCCGTGGCGCAGGTAACTATGTTGTTATCTCTCCAACAATGCTAACTGTTCTACAGTCAGCAACAACATCAGCGTTCGCAAGAACAACTGAAGGTCCTTTTGAAGCACCAACAAATACAAAATTCGTAGGTACTTTAAACAACACAATGAGAGTGTTCGTAGACCAGTATGCAGCAGACAACGCACCGCTTCTAGTAGGCTACAAAGGTGACGGCGAGATTGACGCAGCAGCATTCTACTGCCCATATATCCCACTAATGTCATCAGGCACAGTCCTAGATCCAGCAACATTCGAACCAACAGTGTCATTCATGACACGTTACGGTTATGTAGAGCTAAACAACCAAGCATCATCACTTGGTAACGCAGCAGACTACCTAGCTAAAATCGATGTTGACTCAGCAGCACTATCATTCCAGTAAGAATTACTTGGAATTCAACAACAAGAAAAGCAGGACTTCGGTCCTGCTTTTTTATTGATCTATTTTATATCCTATGCTATAAATAAAACATAACATTTAGTTATATTTGTGAGCGCCAGGGTAAAGCTGGCAAGCAAAGGAGAATGATATGGAACTACTCACAGTTTGGATGCTCATTGGCTTTTTATTTGCAGCCTATGCAGTTATTGCAAACGATTCAGTTCAAACATTGGGAACATGGATCGCATCAAACAACGAAAAATTTCATTGGAGAACAATGTGGGCCGCTGCTTCAGCGGTTTTATTATATACACTCTGGT